AACTGGTCAATTATTAAAAGCACAATCTGAAGAAGGATCTGATCAGTGGGAGGTTGTTGAATTACCAGCCCTGCTCCCTGATGGAAAACCCGTGTGGCCCGAATACTGGACTGCGCAAGAACTACTCAAGACTAAAGCATCTATACCAGTTAGTAACTGGCTAGCTCAATATATGCAAATGCCAACTGCAGAAGAAGGAGCTATATTAAAACGAGAGTGGTGGCAAGATTGGACTAAAAAATATCCACCTCCTATAGAGTATATGGTTATGTCTCTTGATACAGCATTTACAAAATCAACCACCGCCGACTTTAGTGCAATAACCTTGTGGGGAGTTTTTACCACCGAGGACAATGGACAAAATATAATACTACTAGACGCCTTTAAAGACAGGTATGAGTTTCCCGAACTTCGACGCGTGGCCTATGAAGAGTATTTAGATTGGAAGCCTGATATGGTTATAATCGAGGCGAAAGCTTCAGGGCTACCTCTGACTCATGAGCTAAGGCAAATGGATATCCCAGTTATTAACTTTACACCCTCAAAAGGAAATGATAAACACACAAGAGTAAACTCCGTTGCTCCGCTATTTGAAAGCGGAAAAATATGGGCGCCTATGCACGAGCATTTTGCTCAGGAAGTAGTAGAAGAATGTGCATCATTCCCATTCGGAGAGCATGATGACTATGTGGATAGTACGACACAGGCCATTATGAGAATTAGACAGGGTGGTTTGGTTCGACACCCAGAAGATTACAAAGAAGAGCCAATTGTACGGGGACAAGTAAAGTATTATGGTTAAACAAGTATTACCAAAAGCCGGAGAAGCAATCTTAGCTTTATTTAATAAGCTAGGCGGCAACATGAACAATGTCCTTGGTTCCCGGTCCAACATTACTTTCTTAGGTAAAGGGAAAACTCCAGAAGGATTCATAGACTCAGACATCAATATAGAAGCTATAGGTGTTCTAGGTAAAAATAAAATTTTAGAAGAGTTAGAAAGTTCTATCGGCTACTTAACAGCTGGTAAACTTAACGACGTTCAAGCAAACAAATTACTTTCTAATATGACAAAGATTGATGACGTATTCAATCCTAAACAAATTCCAAACATCACGGACATGGCAACAGGGACCAGGAACCTGGATCAAGAAGGTCTAGCTTCTTTAAGACAAGTGGATGAAGTTGTAGATGAGTCCCCTGCATTTCCATCTTATTTAACCAGAGAAAATATAGATTTACCACCTCCAGGTTCGCGTGGCGGACCAGATGATATTGCAGCGCCAGTTCAAGATGCTGAAACAACAATTAGAAATTTAGAAGCACAAGATCCAGAACTAGCTGCACAATTTAAAGCTATAGTAGGCAATCAAGGTGGCAATCCTAGTAAACGTGCAACAGCTAGAGAGTTTTTAGTAGAAGCATTAAAAAAAGATGAAACAGATGTTGGCACAGCTGCGTTTGGTAAAACAAATTTAAACAATGTTATATCTGCAGAAGATGTAAAATACATTACAGAAGGTGGCGGCGGAATTGGTGGAGACCCATTAGTATTAGTTGAGAAATATTTTGGTCCAAGAATTAGAGACTTAGTTCCTGAAGGTGCAAGTTCAGAAGAGATTATAATTTTTACAAATAGAGTTTTAAATAACGTGGAAGATGCTGCAGGATTAAAACCTGACAATCCAAGATTTGATAGGTTTACTGCACGGTTTGTCGATGAAGTAGAAGATTTTGCAAAAGGTGGTCGAGTTGGTTTTCAAGGAGGTGGTATGGACGCTTCTAAAGATGATTTTAATACACCAGGATCAGGATCTTATTCAAGAAGTTATAATCCGAGTGCTCCGGGTGGTGTAGTCCAACATGGTGGTGGAAACCCTCCTTCTGGTGGCGGTGGAGGAGACAACGACCCACCTAAACGTGCAGTTACGTTTAATACTGTTGTTGAAAGTCAAGACATTCCAGTTATAGATAAATCAATACCTACTGTAGTTGGGTTAGAAGCTTTGTTAGCAGACAAAGGAAAATTTAAAGCAGTGTTTGATGCTGAAGAGGCTGCAAAAGATTTAGACCTAAGTTCGGGTGCTATGTTATCTTACGATGGTTCTATAGGACCCGTAAATGTAAACGCTATGACAAATTTATCCGGAGATAAAAATTTAAATCTTGGATATCAAACAAAAGGCGGAACTAATATTGGTCTTGAGACCGATATGGGTGATAACGCTATGTTTAAAATTAGTAGAACTTTTGCCAAAGGCGGCCTAGCTAAGATCCTGGAGGTCTAATGGCTGCACTTAAAAAAGAGTTTGTCAAAGACGCAAAAGGCAATCCTATTCAAGGTCTTTACAAAATAACCTACACCGGAGGCACTGTTTCTTACAATAGAAACTACCAAGTAGATGGAATAAGAAAATACAAAACATATGGTTCAAAAGCTAAAGCAATAAAAGATCAGTTAGCTTTTTTAAAAACTAAACCAGAATTATCCCCATCAAAAATTAGAACATACCTAGACAATCTTTTAAAACAAAAAGGACCTCTTTTTGTAAATCAAAAATCTTTAGCTAAAGAACTAGATGTAGCTCAAAGTGCTATTAGCACTGTAATGGCAGAACCAAAATATAAAAAAATTAAGATTACTCGAACTGATCTTCCTGCCGATTACGCTAAAGCAAGAGGCCAAGATGGAGAAGCTTTTGTTAAATATTTAAAAGACAATAAAATTTCTGATAGTGATTGGCTTAAGGAACAAAGTGGTGGATACTTTAGACCCAAAACTTTTGAAAAATTTACAGCCAGTGTTAAAGAGTCAGAGAGAATTAAAGCTATTCCTAAAGGATATATATCAGAACAAGATTTATCTGAAAAAGTATTTAATGGTAATAGATCTGAATTAAGTGAAAAAACAAAAACAGGTAAAAAAAGATTTAATGCCTCTTTAGCAGAAAAAATAAAAAAACTTAATCCTGTAGAAGGTAGATCTCCTGTTTCATTTAACAAAATTAATTATTATAAAGACCCAACAAAAGTAGAATTAAAAGAACTAATAGATGTTTCAAGAGAAGGTATTGGTGTTCAAAAAAGAACATTAGAAAATATTAATACTATTTTAAAAGACCAAGAAATAAAAAATCTTTTTACAGATTTTTCAAAAAACGACTCTCTTCCTTCTTGGGACAGGATGAAACAAATTTATACAAAACAAGGATTAACTGCCCCGACTAATAACACAATGGCTACTGCTGTTGTTCAATTATCAAGAGTTTTGCAGGGCAGAGGAAAAAAAGGAACTGAAGATATAAAAGTAGATATAAATAAAAACGCTGGAAAAACCTTACTTGCTAAAATGTCAAAGGGAAGCATGTTTGGAAACCCTTGGTCAGCAGCAGCACAAAATGAAGTTTATGATCTTATAGACGAAGGACTTGGAAGAAAAGTAGGAACTTTTGAAAAATTTAGAAATGATGTTAAAAGTATTTTAAGAAAAGAAGGAATTCCATTATATGATGGAAAAGGAACTTCTGGTTTTAATTTAAATGAAGTTTTAGGAACAAGGGCTCAATTTAAAAATGAAGCGTTTCCTTATACTCAATTTGTTGATTTAGCTGAGGGAGAGTTTAATCAAAAACAATTAAATGTTTTTCAAAAACAATTAGGTAATAGACAAAAAGCTGTTGTTGATGCATTAAAAAATAATAACATTGACGAAGCTAAAAACATTATAAAAGATTTTAGAGATATAAGAACAGATCTATCTAAAAAATTTAAAAATGCTAACTTAGGAAACATCTATATGTCAGAAGAATATTTATCTGATTTAGGTAAGAAAGTATCTGGAGACTACAAGGGAGATGCCTATGTTAAAAATCTTTCTCAAATTTACAATGAAATGGATATAAAAAATTGGAAAGAATCTTATGGACTAGATTTAGAAAAGTATGCCAGAACGAGCGGAGTAAATTTAGATGTTGCAGGGGGTAAACCTATTGAGCAAATTTTAGACCCGGCTTATAGAAATACACTTGTAAATAATTTAGCTGGTATAAGAAAAGATTTTGAAAAAAATACTAATGATATTTGCGATATTTTTGGAACTCGTAGTTTTGAAAAAGGTGGTTATGCAGGAGGTTGTGCTAGACAGTTCGATGACGCTGTTAAAAAAAATCCCGAAGGGTTTTTAAACAAAGCTTTTAACTTTTTAAAACGTGGAGGTAAGTACGGAGCGATTGCAGCAGGTGGGGCATTAGCAGCAGGTGCTGTTAAAAAATTTATGAACGACGATCCATCAACTTATTTATCAAATGAAGGTCAACAAAAAAATATGTTGGTTGACATGGTAACAGGATCGTTAGATGATACACCTGAAGAAAGACCTGCCATATTAGATTATCAATTACCTGTACTAGGTGGCGCAGCTGTAGCAGGAACTGCTGTTACTGCTCCTTCAACAATTGAAGCCGCTAGATCAGCAAGGTTTGGAAAAACACCGTCAGGAATTACAAAGACAGCATTAAAAACTTTAGGAAGAGGCTTAGGAGCTCTTGGAACTCCAGCTGGTCTACTTGCAACTGAACCATTATTTTTAGCTGGTCAAGTTCAACAAGGAGATTCGTTAGGAGAGATTGCAACTAATCCAATGAATTATTTAGGAGCTGCATTTGTAGGCCCTATAGATAAATTTGCTACCAAAGGATTAAGTCCTCAGATTGCAAAAACAATGAGACTTGGAATTAGTCCAAATGTTTTAAAAACTGTATCTCGAAGATTCGGATTACCTGGATTAGCGTTATCACTAGGTATTAGTGGATATGAAATGTTTGACGACTACAGAAACAAAAGAGGTATGTTTAGTGAAGAATAAAACTCTTGTTGCAAATATGCAACACGTTAAATGGAAGGAGATCCCACCTTTAAAAGGACCGGACTCACAAGGGTTGAATGTTCCCACAAAACAAGTTAAAACAATAGAGAACTCGGAGAATATAAATGGCAGAAATAGACAAACCATTACCAAACGTAAA